GCCCTAACTATTAAGGTTAGCTGTACCTACTGATTCTACTTACGTAGAGGTGACCTTACGATCACTTGACGGTTGACTCGTTAGAGTCGGATCCAGCAGAGATGTCAATCTCTGCCTTTGGTTGCTTTAACTTAAAAGTGAAACAGATGAGAGTTTGGAAACCACTCCATTCTCTAACTGTTGTAGTCCTTTGCTGGACTTGAAGCTAAATACAGATTTCATTTCTTGTTGATATTTGAGCTGTCTTTTAGCTTGTTGAAATCATTTCTGATCATCTGCGTTACTTAGTTGATCTGATTTCGGGTTAACATCTTTCTACTTGGTTGTTAACTATTGTGGTTCTGGACCGAAGGCTATGTTGACTAAATCCTCGTCATCTTCTCCAGAACTAGACTGACTTCTACAGTCTGTGTCAGGCCTAAACTCTTTGAACTATTTTTCTTCTTCAACAACTTAGACTGATTCTTATCTAGTAGGCAATTTGTTGATAGTGAATCTACTTCTAGCTGCTGTTTAGTCTACATCAATTTCATCCAAAGTTGAGTTACCAGGATAAGCACAGAGCTCTTCTAATAGATCATGGACTTATTGTAGTTTCTACTAGATTATCTATTCCTGAACCGGCACATTTGTACCATTGAACAAATCTCTGACTTGTTGTATATACCAGATTCAAGTGGAATATAGTTGAGGTTCAATTCTGAGCTAATTCTCTAAGTCCTGTAGATACTTCTATTGAACTGTTTAGTTCTGAAACTCTCTCATTGTATTAGAAGACCCAGTGGACAGACTTGGTCTGCTACTAAAAGGATTGTTAAAAGGAGAAGTAATTCCCTTAAACCCTTTGGAGACTTAACTCAAGAAGTCTTCTCCTGCGTTTGAAAGCAGTTTGGATTTGTTTCCCTCAACCTGACTTAAGCTTTAATCCAATTTCTACAAGTGAGATGCATTCACTTTACCTTCTTTTAATAGAGGTTCAAACTACTTTTCAAACGTCTTGTTTCTCTTACTGATTGGGATGGTTGAAAAACTCTCATCCAACAAAGATGATCTTCCATATTCATAATCGAAACTTTTATCTGCATCTAAAGCTGCTATGAATGTATTGGTGTATGGAAAAGTGTAAGTATAATTAAGTTTAAAATGACAAGACATGTTGAAAGCAGTTGGCAAATTGGTGGTGATGGAGAGTGCAGGAGTTGTCACTACCACATACTCAATGCATTCAAACTGCAAGTCATTAGCTCCTGGAGCAGGGTTGAATATCAAATCTTCATTTTACACTCCTGATCTAAGGACTATAGAATCCATAGGAACTGGTTCCCCCATCTATATCAGTTAATTAGTAGTGATGTTCGTTGTAAATTGTTGATAGTTCAATCTACCCACATAGGCCATACCAGCTAAGTTAGCCGCTGGAGCTGTGATTCTGATTTTGCATTCACCTGCCCATACGAAACCACCAGTTGAATAGCTACTGAAATCTCCTCCATAAACGGTAGCCATTGTAAATCCTGCTAAAGAGGTATTATTGAATGTGGAAGCCAAAGTGGAAGTCAAGTAATATTGAAAACCACTATATCTTGCCGCTGAGTTTGGATATGCCAGAGGAGCGTACAAAATCACCATATAACCGTTTGTTGCAGTCAGCTGTGGCAAAATGTATTCAGCATTTAAGATCTTTGAAGGAACATTGATAGCATGACCTTAAGCCATATATGGGGTTGCTCTAGTTCCAGGTAGAGCTTTCTACAACATGAATGCATCTTGCTGAGAGAGTCTGACGATTCAACCAGACTGTTGTATGTCAAATCCTTTCTGATCTCCTGTCATAGGTGTTTTCATCCAATTAGAACTTGTTCAATTTTTCATCCCTTTACCTCTCTTTTGGTTCTTGTTTTTATTGTTTTTACCCCCTAATGGCTTCAAATCTTTATTAATCTCAGACTTAACTGCCTTCTTTACGTCCTAAATCAAATTTTTCTCTCATTGATTTTGGTTTTTGGTTTTTCTATTTTTCGTCATAGAATGTTATTATTATTAACTTGATTGGCGAGTCTAATAAAGAGCTGCCAAATCAAGAGATTACAAGCTATTTTCCTGCTATGCATTATAATAAACCAAACTGCCTTTTTATGAGATTCTCTCTAGAGAAGATACTGTGATGCCTAAACTTCTTAAGACCTATTCATCAATATCATCTACATCTTCTTGTCAAATTTTAGAATGCCAATTGTGCTCAAAAACTTTTATTTGACTACCATCAGTCTTGTTTCAATCCCCCTTATAAAGTTCTTTCCTTTATTCCATTAACCAAAGCAGACTAGGTAGAGGCAATTCAGCTTTTAGACTTGAATGTAGAGCGTCAATATAAGTCCAGGGTGAATTTTGCAAGTAATGATTATGCCCACTATAAAATTGTTTTTGAAAATACGACTTGCTAGGATCTCGAAGAATATACCAGTTTCCTGTCTTAGACATGAAGCACTTTTTGCTACAAAAATCGATATCCCACCATTCTCTAATAAAAACTTCTTTCACACACTAACCTAAACCTTTAGAAGCCGTTTTGTCACTACTCAAGCTAGTGTACTCAAAAATTTTTTGTTCGACTCTACTGGCATCTTTTCTTTCACAGAACACGACACAATCATCTCCTGCTACTACTACTTCATGGCTTATGTCCCTTAAATAATATTTTGTGTACAAAATAGTTCTCAAAGTATTTCCTAAAGTAGTTCTAGTTGGGTGTCCAGAAAAAGTGGTCCCTCTAATGTGAAAAGAATTCATTTTTGCTCTAGTTTTAGTGTTATTTCCTTTGATTTTATCCCCCATTATTGGCACCAAGAGCTCAGTGGTTAATTCTTGAAAATTTTTAAATATCTCATCCTTGACAACCTATAAATCTTTTGCCGGCATCTCATAATAACTCCCAAAGCTGTCTAAATGTTGGTCTAATCTAGATCTATAATAATGAATAAATTAACAATCAACGACATTAATATTCTGATGATGCTGGTTAGAGTCAAAACTTGAACCATCAAAACTAACAGAAACTGGATCAACAAAACCGTTTATCGCATTTCTTATTCTGTCCTCAAGAGATTTGGAGTTATCACCATGACTAAAGGAGTTCCAAACTCATTTAATATCTTTGAAGATGTAGTACTGTATGTATGTCAAAAAACCACACAAATTGTCACTGGGATTAAATATTAATCTAGGTCTATCAGACACTTTTTATCCTTCCTCTGCGAAAAAAGTTTCTCCCCCCTTAACCATACACTCGAAATAACCTTTAAAAGCTTTAGGAGTCGGTTTGATCATTTACTTCAACATGACATTTTTATATTTTATCTTCTTAGTTTCTGTCCAGGTCTTTTGTTAAAGCCAGTCATCCACGGTTATGAACTCTGGCAAAGGTAGTTTGTTAATATCTGACCAACTTCTTTAATTTTATGCTACAAAATTCTTTAAAATCATCAACTATTGCTGGGTCTGGACTCAACCTAGAAGCAAAGTGTCTCTTGAACAGAGCAAACAATAAATTTTCTTCTGCCTTGTGATTCCAAGTCTACTCTACTTTGTTTTGCATTGATTCACTTGAAATATCATAACCAGCCATAGTCAAAGATTATGGTTTATCTCCACCTTGGCAACAGCCTGAAGACCAATAATTCACAAATTAATTCCATGATTCTATGTTATGACTAAGTTCTTTATTTATCAAACAAATAGGTAGGTGCTGATCCATATCTGTTCCCAATCAGACGCTGACCGTATCAGAAGTAAGATGTTTGACTCATTGATAAACCATATTTATCTTGAATTCATTTTGAACAACAAATTTTTATTTAATTGTTTTATTCTGCTTAGCTGTGAAATACTCTTGTCTAAAGTAATTTTCTTTCATGTCGCTCTGATACAAGAATCTTTATGGCTCATTCATGACCACATGATCAATTTCACAATCAGCTTTCAATAAATTCAAACTACACTATTTAACTTTTGACAGATTGTCGATTTTCTTCGCAACTCCTGTTACATTATCTAACCATTTTGACATTGAGGATATATGGCGGTTTTCGAAGATGTTGAGCTTTACTAAAACTGGTTTCAAAATTTCGCTTAAACAACCTCTAGGGAAGTTCTCAGTATAACTCTTGTCAAGTTCAACTTTGACACCCATGGCCTCCAATTGACCTGTTCTCATTATTCCATATTGTTTTAACTGATTCTATTGCACTAAATCCACTTTTCAACCAAAATGCATTATTTGACAACTCTGTTTGGAGACATCTTTTTTCAAGAGCTTGAATATCCCTAAAGCCGCTACACTCAAAGCACCTAGGCCTAATCCAAGAGCTTTTACCCCATTACTCTTAGATTTAATTGCCATAGAAGCAAATAAGCCTGTACATAGAACCTGAGCAGCGGATGCAGCCATTCATAATTCGACTTTACTTTTAATTTATTCTTAGACAGTTGTTATCTTAAATTTGTCATTTGCATGATTACTGTAAAACAGATTGTTCATAATTCTCTCATTTGTCCAATACTACAATTCTAAAATATCTAAGTGTTCAGTTTAAACAGGATACTTAGATAAAAGAGTCTCTCTCAATCTCTAACCATGAGGACTATTCAAACTCAAAGTTTCAAAAAACTTTTATTGAGGTGACTTGACTAAGTTTTGCATTTTATAAGTGCTCGTTGGTCTGAACAGATTCTCGGACAATTTCTCTATCGAACAACAAGCATAGAACACTTTATGCCAACCCAATGAAATCTCTATTTATTTTTCTCCAATGTACTAAGTGTTAGGGTGATTATAGCTCCAACCTGCTGAAGCTGGCATTGAGTACAAATACTATACCTTGTTCTCCTCATACTAAACAGTAAATTTACCCTCATGCAAAGGAAACATATAAGTTCCATTCTGAACTGAATACTAGTTTCCTATTATATGACACTGAGCATTATAAAATTCTGAAAAATTATTGAACAAATCCTTGTCTTCGTCACTAAAATAATAGTGGCTATCATTGAATATCAAATCAACCTTCTGATATAGAATATTCACTGGATAGTTACCCGAGTCATATTTTCGCTTTTTCAACACCAACACCTGATTCATATATTCTTGAACTGTTCCTTTGAATACAAAAGTAAAGACTTTATTATCTACAGAGTTTGTCTGACTGTTTAATAGAGCGTCTTTGTAAAGATAAGTATCTTCATAATAAATATGATCTTTAGCCTATTTTGCAACAAACACTAATTTACTTTCTTGTCTGAGTATATCTTAAATGTCTAACAAGCTTTAAATTCCAAAATCTTTGCTAAACTCTCCTTTGCCTGTGCATTATTTTGCTGTCCAAACTGGATCGAATTCCAATATCATTTTATTAAATGATAAAATTAAGTCACATTTCTTGCATTCGCAATAACTTCCCTTAGGTGGCATATGTTGATCTCCTCAATATTCCAAGGCTGGCAGCTAACTGTTGTGATCTAAAGGTGCTGCTTGAGCTTACAAGAATTTTCTCAAACCCATTACACAGAGTGCATACTTGCTAATTTTACTCTTGTCTACTAAAGAATCAAAAGTAGATCTGAGCTGATTGACTATCACATCTCTCACTGGTCTTTTTTAATTCTCTGCCTTAGCATTCTCATAAGCTTGTTGATCGATCTAGGGAACCTAAATACCCATCACTCTGTAGTAAGCATCTGAACCGCTGGGAAACTTTTTCAAAGAGCCATCTTTTTCGTAATGATAAAACTTATCACCTACATCCATGTAGATGTCTGAGTCCAAGAAATACATGTCGCTCTAACAATAACCTATCTTTTCTTGATCAGACAAAATTGAAAAAGCTACCATTTCTGATGGAGCTGTTGATTTTCTTAATTGCTCTATTTCATAAGTCAAAACGTCATGAGGTAAAACAGATATTGATCTGTTATCATCAGGAGCTATTAATTCCAACTAAACACCTTTGGCATTAATAGGTGAATAAACATGTAAAAACATATTCGTTTCTGTGTTCACCTCTTTGATGACTTTGTCTTTATATCCTTAATCCAGGTAAGAATCAAATTTAGTACAAAAGTCCCAAGCTGTTTACAATACGGGAAGACTTAAATGCTTTTCAAAGAAATCTTGATCAGTTGGTCTTTGATTCATTCCAGCGATTGAATCCATGTGATTAATCAAGAAAGCAATTTCTCCTTGTTGTCTCAACACTAATCATCATGAACTCATTTCAGATCCTTTGTACAAACCTATTGATTGTACTGACTGAGTTAATTTATCTGAAATCTCCTTCACTTGTTGAGCATTCTTACCTTGGTGGCACCACAACTCGAAATCCGCTTGCAATTGTACTTAAGTCCTAGAGATGAAGCCTGGATCGCTTAAATCTCTAATCTCTCTAGATTGTTCCTCAAACCATCTCTAATAGTTTTGATAATAGTAAGTGGAGTCATAATCTGATGTACTTGGTCTCACCAACACCACTTTCTACTTGAAAGCTTATTCATCGAGTTCTAGATCGATTAATTTTTATGGAACTATGCCTTCCTCCAGAGATTTTTGTATCTCTTCCCAGTGCTTTCTGTTCTCAACTCTGCTTCATTTGAAATCAATAGTATCAACTTTAGAATATTTCTACTACAAAATTTTTTTCATCAAAGTGAACTTAGAACCTACATCTATGGTTGTACCATCTGGATCAAAATTATTTAATCCTTTAGCTAACATCTTGTCAGCAATCGATCTCAAAAGATTATGCCCTCCGCTAACAGTTCTAGATTATTGAGTTTCTTCCATTGTGAATTCAATTCCCTAATCTGAAAGTCCTTTAACTATAAAAGGTGGAAGTGACCTAGCTGAGAATGCAACAACCTTGTTAGCTTCCTTATCATAATACAATCTGCTTTGGGTTTTCTCTGTCTTTGAGATCAACTGTCCTAGTGGTTTTTCTAGATACAGATCAATCAACTACTATTGAGTCATTATACAGTTCTAATGAGCTTCATATCTCATTCTAGAGACGTAGAGAGTCTTGTGACTCAAGACAGTTTTCCCTTCTTCCAATAGTGGGTCTAACTTGGGATGCATTTTGCTTAAATTCTCTCTATAATAGACTGGAATTGATTTTAAGTCTACCCAAGAAGCAGGAGGAGAAAACTTTTTGTTATTGCTTGGGAATTGCAAGCACATCAGTATGGCTGATAAATTTTCTTCTAGCACGGCAATAGTAGTATCTTCTCCTATTGGTAAACTCAACAATTTTTGAATAAATCTTTAAGCTATTCTCTTATTGTGAGCTTAGAGCAAAAATCCTGACTTTAACAAAGCATTATCAAATCTTGCTCTTTGAGTCTTAAACTTGCTTAATGCTTGAGTGATCTAAGAATAATCAAAAACTGGTTTTTATGAGATTGCTCAGACAACGTTCAATTGAGCGATTGGATTGCGTTTCTGAATCTCTTCATTCTAGATGACCAATTTAATTTTATCTAAGCCTAATTTCTTTAATCTTTTCTAGACTATATCATCCTGAACTCTCTATTTTTCCTCTTGAGACACTTGAGACGACAAGAAGCAGCAGCGTCAAACCCGGTTCCATTGCGTTATGCGGTGAAACATCAATTGTCGTAACCTCAGGTTCCGCTTATTAACATTGATGATTT